ATGGACCGTGCGCGAGCCGCTCGAACCAATCTTGGTTTGCGGCAGCACCAGTCTAAGCGGATGTGGGCAAATGATGTGATGCATGCGGGATTCAATCTCGAGCCACTTCCTAGCCTACCGAAAGACCCCATTACGGCGATTGAGGTTCTAGAGTCAGCGCGACCCTGGACTTCAGTTTTCGCTGTTCCTGGCTCATACTGGGCTTATTATGTACCTCTTATTTTGAGGGTTTTGGTAGTCTCAGTATTTGAGGAATATGTGAAGTATCTTATTCCAACCACACTCTTTACTGTCACTTTTGCGGATCTTCTGCAACATGTTGGCATGCTAAAGATGTTTTGTGATTTGGAGATATTAGATCCTCGTTTTCGTACTAAAAATTCTCCTAGGATGGGAGAGTACGATTTCTATAGTCATCAGTGGAAGTACTGCCTGAATATTGACTCTCTAGAATTTTACGAGCTCTTTTATAGACTTCTCATATCTTTTATCGTTCCAGTCTTTTTCGCACAAATTGAGTACAAGAGATGGGGCCATTCCTTTTACACTAGACTCTTTGGACATTTTATTATACCTTTTCTTGGTTCTTATGTTCATGGAAGTATGGTGCCGATTGGATTGGCCTGCATCCTACATTTTTCATGGAATTATTTTGCCTTTGTATTTTGGGGCAAACCGTGTATGTTGGACTCTTTTAGCGTGGATAGGTTGAACAGCTTGTACGTTAGGCCGGCATTGTGTTTGTTTTCACTGCCTATTAAGCCAATCAAGCTGAGTATTACCTATGCTGAACGAGATAGGCCATCCAAATGTGAGCCACATTTTGGTGGTCGTCGGTTCTTTGGTGTTGAAGGCTATGTCGCTTCCTTCCATAATCCTTGCTCCCATAACGAGCAGATAAGTATGGAAGGTAGAGTTGGCAAGGCATGTCCCGTTCATGATGACCTTATCAATGTCAGAAAGAGATGGGAAAGGACAATACGCCAAGAATCTGATTTTATCTGCGACCAAATTGAGAGAGTCCGCCGCCCTTATCCTTATGAACAGTGGGCAGGGACTTTTCCCCCTAAGAAGAGAGATCAACTGCTTAAGTTGAGAGAGGAGTCCTTTCGGCTTCCTAAGAAGCTTATCGCTTCTTCCTTCTTGAAGTGGGAGCCGACTATGCGTTTGGAGGCAGAAATCGGGTTGGTCGTTGAGAAAGACCCTAGATTCATCCAAGGCTGTCCTGTTGAGTTGACAGCTACTTGCGGTCCTTATGTCCGCCGCCTTGCTAAGAATGTGAGAGAGGGCTTACGCCCTCGCGACTTTGATCCATCCGAGATCCTCGCAGGAAAACAGATCATATATACTTGTGGTCTAAGCCTAGAGAAAATTGGAGAGGTATTTGCCGCTGCAATATCTTGCATTATGCAAATGTGTGATTCCGGTGAGTATGTGTCCTACTTAGAGGACGATCAATCCCGGTTTGACCTTCATTTAACTGAGGGTCCCTTTAAGTTTCTAAACAGCCTGTACAGACGGAAATTATCTATGCGGGTTGCTAAAGCTTTGAAAAGGGGCATATCTAAGGGACGTTCTTCCCTAGGAACTCGGTATCAGGTTAATTACACAATGCAGTCAGGGTGGCCAGACACATCAGTCGGTGATACACTGGTTAATGTTGCTATGAAATACAGTATCCATGGACGTGGTCGGAAGTGGATTAGTATAATTTGTGGCGACGACAGTGTGACCATAACGACTAACCGTGAGTTGGATCTTTTGGGAGGTGTTAAGGGTATTCAGAACATGTACTCTGTCTTCGGAATGGAAGTTGAGGCTAAAGTTGCCACTAATCCCCTGGATGTTGAGTTTTGTTCTGCCCGATTCGTGCCAGTTGGAGAGGGCTACGTTTTGGTGCCTAAGTTGGGTAAGCTTCTCGCCCGACTAGGCTGGGATGGTGTTGACCGTCCTAAGTTGAAGCAGTTGGAATGGCTCCGTGGCATTTGCAACACGTTGAGCCAGTTTGGTAAACTTGACCCGCTTTTGGGTCGTTTTGCTGGCGTTCTTAGACAGGTTTGTGGCAGTGGTGATGTTTTGACCTCCCGAAGTGAATATGTGTTGTTCTCTGACGGTAGTGTCGAAGTTTCAATGGATGATTATCTTTATCATCTGAACCACCGCTATAGTTTGGCTGAGGCTGACTTTCAGTGCATGCTCAAATGCATTGATGAATGGAAGTTCGGTGATGTCTTTACACACCCTTACTTTCTTCATGTCGCCTCGCTAGATTCCTGAGAATGCTGGCATTAAGACGCAGGCTAGTAGTCCAAATCTTGTTGAGTGTGACTTGTCGGAAACTTTGAAAAGCCCGGCTTTATGCACTAGGTACAAGCGATCACTATTGGGTTCCACGACCCCACGTAGCTGAGTGGTATTCCGCAAACCAGTAGATTGAATCTTGTTTTGAATCACATGCAAGCATCTATTGTTGGGTTTTACGACCCCACGTAGTTTAGTAAATTAAACACAATATCTGGGAGACTTGGGTTTTTCTTGATCACTTGTCGGACACTTTGAAAAGCCCGGCTTTGAACTGTTGGAATTCGGGTCTTTCTGGACTTAGTGTTTAATTAGCCTTTTGTGGCGACAGAGTTGAACTGTATAAAACTTGGAAGCAGG